CACTATACTCCACATTGTTATCTATTCCTACTTTAAAGTAATGGAAAACAAACCTAATGAAACCTTCAATATCAAAAATTGGATTTCCTTTTAATCCGAATAAAATTATATCTTCTTCTTTCATTTCACTTAATAATTATTTGTCCTTTTTTTTTTAAACATATTCTGCTGCTTTTTTTTCTTAGAACTTAAAATCAATGAACTTTATTGCTAAATTTGAATTTGTTGATTCTTTTTCAGTCTAATCCTTATAATTATAATAGTCACCTTACTTTCCAATAAGTTATTCTTATATGGCTGATATCAAATCAACTCTCAGTTCATTTAATTCCGATACTTTGAATTTTTTTATTCCTTCTACTATTTTATTAACATTTTATCTTATTCCTCTACACTCACCCTTCCCAATATTTAGTTCAGTTACTTTCAGATTGTCTAAAACCAAAAATGATGTTAGATTTTATGATATATTAAGAGTTTCAAATTCCTCAAAGTTGTATTTATTATTTCTCAAAGGACCAGCCAAAAATCCTGTGACAATTACAGGAGAATTCAATAATTACTCAATGAACTTACTAATAAGTTCTTCTTTTTTTGACCAATTAATGATATCTTTAAAATAAGTTTCAAAATAATTTTTATCTAAAAAATTTTCCTTTACCTTATCAATATTTATTCAGGCTAAAAACATGTTGCAATTATCAACAGCTTGAATATAAGAACTTTTATCTTTAAATGATTTTTTCTTTGACTCTTTTGAATACAACAAAGTATTGAGAGTGGTTAAGTTGGAAAATTCTGTTTTATTATTGATGGTGTCTATTTTCTTTTTTAAATATTCTAATAAAGTTGTAGATATCATTTATTTTGATGGATGAGCAACCTTATCAATTGCATTGATAAAGTTTACATGATTTAGACTGTCTATTAAATATCTTCTTTTGATGTGAGAGTCATCACCCATTACATTGACATTAAATACTGCATCACCAGAATTCATCATAGACCATTTCTCACACATTTTATTTAAAGATAAATTAAATAATGAACCAAACAAAGAAGTCATTTTCCATCCAGACATTAAACCATTATTGACATCAAATTCCAATTCATAAGAGAATTTAAAGTTGACTTTTTTGGTGTTATTTTTATTCTCCTTTTTAGTCATTTTACAATTTGGTTTGTCCTTCATATATTTTTCAAATAACTCATCTTCATTTGAACCGAATCAATAAGTTATTTTTCCTGCACACAATTCTTCTTTAAACTGGTTAATCAGATAATTTAAATCTAATTTAACAAATTCACAGTTGACAGACTCTTCGACAACTTCTAGAAAAACGTTTGTAAGTGCTTCATAATGACTTTTCCCAAAATGAAAATGAAAATCCTTCAAATCCATTTCGACACACCATTTCTCTGAGTTTTATATATTATTGCTTCTTTATAAAAATAATATGTTCTCCCTTTAATTTAAAAGAGAATTAATTTTTTTCTTGATATTTTAATTTAACACCTTAACTAGCCAATCATGAAAATATGTCTATTTCAAGAAACATACCAAATCACCATTTATAACATGTCTTATTTTTTTTGGTTCTTTTTTCAAAAACAAATTAAAAGAAGGTTGATAATCTTTACCATAAGTAAAATAAAGTAGTTTAATGAGAGACTCTCCAACATAACTCAGACATAGAGTTTTAGAGACTGTTTTTACATTACTCCCTTATAAAATTTTACCTTCGATTTATTTTGCTGATTCTTAATCTTTACATTTAACTTTCATGAAATCTTTAGTTATTTTACTTTCTACTTTGAAATCTTTCGCTCCACCTTGAGCTGCAAAATTAAAAAAATTCTAAGATTTTTTTTCTGAAAAAAGATTTTTTTATAAATATAATTTCTTTATTTTTATTTATTATATTTTTTTGAGTTTCTTATTATTTTAATTATATTTATTTACTTTTATATTTTTTATCCCCTTTGTCTAGCCAAGTTGAT